AATGTGGATAGAACGTCCGCAACAAAGAAATTGCCAACCGAAGCACAGATCGATGATCTTCTTGATTTGGTTAGGGCATCTTCAGAGAATACGTTCCTGTTAATGCATCCTAAGATCAAATCCTATTTGAAGACTTTTAAAACCCAAAGATTAACGATGGTTGCTGGCGATAAAGACTACAATCGGGTTCTTGAACGTTGGGACGATGTGCGTGTCATCACTTCTTATAATTTCCTTGATGCGACTGAATCAAACGTGACGTTTTAATAAATGAAAATTAATTAAAGCCCTGCTTGTTAGCTGGGCTTGGTTTATAAAAAGTTTGGAGTACAAAAATTATGGCAAGTAAAGTAAACGAAATTGACTACGGCGGCGATGTTAAATATGCTGACGATTATCTAGCCAGCAATCAAACACTTCCTCAGAATACTTCTGAGGATGGCGATGAAGGTTCTGTTTCCAATATTGGTAAAACTCAGGGCTCATGTGAGGTGGCAATAATAGTGACCACAGCGATTACGCTCGCAACCGCAGAGACCCTGACGATAGAGCTCTATGATTCCGCCGATGATGTGACTTTCACGGCCTTTGCTACCGTGTTCACAGAAACAGCTAGTGGCGAGGTGACCCATGCAGTTGATGCTGTCCTGGCGCGTTATGTCGTACCAAAGACAATTCTGCAATATGTTAAAGCATATATCACGAGTACTGACGCTGCTTTGACCGGTGCTATCGACGTTTATTTGAACTATCTAGCTCGATAAAATTATTCGGATTGGGAGCTCTAGGGCTCCCCTTTCAAAACCAATATAATCGAGTGAGGTTAACGAATGTCGATAATTACAACAGCGAGAGCAAAGGAATTGCTGCAGATTCCAGCAGCAACCACCACTTATGATAATCTGATAAGCGTTCTTATCCCATTGATCCAGAATTTTATTTGTTTCGATTACTGTAATAATACATTCCGAAGTAAAATCATTTATATGTATAGCAGTTCAATATCTTTTGTTAATTCAACCAAGAAAATACTGGACAGCGAAAGTGGTTTTCTCGATGCTGGGTTGGCGGCAGGATTCGACATACTTGTTGAAGGCAGTTATCATAATAACAGCTCTCACAAAATGATTTATTTGATTTCGACTGCTGCTGCCGGTGAACTTCTACTCACTTTACCAACCGGGATCTCTTTAACCGACGAGGATGAATCTCAATTAATCAAGATCACGAAAGTGGAGTTCCCAGTTCAAATTCAAAGAACAGTAGCGAAGATGATTAATCTCGACATCAATGCAAATCAAAACACGACCGGGATTAAGAGCGAAAGTATCGGTCGATATTCTGTCACTTTTTCCGGCGACTATCCAGAAGTGCTTTTACGCGAATTAAATACTTATAGAAAATTTCCGGTGTAAACAATGGCAATAGAAAATTATTATGATCAGACAATTACGATCAAAAGGCTTGGTGTTACTAAGGACGCTGGAGGCGCTCCGATAAATGGATATACGACCCATCTTACTATCAAGGGCGCTATTGAAGAAAAATCCGGACGCGAACGGTTTGTTAACGATAAAAAAACATTGTATTCGTCTCATACTCTTTATTGCGCAAATGCAGATATTCTGCAGAGCGATAAAGCATATGATGAGGCCGGGAAAGAATACGATATTGTTTTCGTAAATAATCCAATAAAAATGAATCATCATCTTGAAATAGACTTATTATTCAAACAATAAAATAACTTGGAGTAAAAATATGTTCAAGAAAATTAGCTCATCCACGGTTCTCGTGCTTATATTCGGTGTATCATCGATATTTGCGCAGATTCCATACAAAGAAGTAAAAAGCAATGTAATCGAATCCACTACGGTGATTAATAGTTCAACGACAACTGGTTACGTTACGGGTCTGTTTGGTGGCAACAATGCCGAAACGCCCGTAGTCCAATCAGTTGGTTTTAGGATCTATTCTACTGGTGAAATCGATCTGGATACGGTCTTCATTCACAAAGGCAATATGTACGATGGTACGTTTTATGCGAATAGTGTGGACACGGTCGCCGTAACGGTAGATAACGCCACTGGTGTGATCACGGTCACGGGCATGAACCCGCCTGATATAAACACCGAATTAGCCGATCTTGCAGCTTGCGACGCGATACAAATATCTATTCAAGCAGCAGCCTCAGGCAACGACGCAACGGACCCGAATGCTTTGTGGGTCGATGCCGTGCTCTATTATGTAGTAGAATAATAATAAATTCCTTTTCAAACATACACGGGCAATAAATGCAACTTTCAAAAGATTTTGAACTAACTGAATTCACCGTCTCTCAGACCGCAGCGCGTCTTGGAGTAGAAAATATTCCAGATGCGAATCAGATTGAGAGCTTGCGAAAATTATGCGTGAATGTTCTGCAGCCTTTCCGGGATATTGTGGATATGCCAATTATAATAAATTCCGGCTTCAGGTGTGACCAATTGAACGCTCTCATCGGCGGTGCCAGTCGGTCACAGCACACAAAAGGGGAAGCAGCAGACATCATTGTCCCCCGGATGGGGATAGAAGAGGCATTCGAATTATTAACCAAGTCTCTCGAATTCGATCAAGCAATATTGGAATTTAACAGTTGGATTCATATTTCTTATGTGGACCCAAATTCTGGGGATAATCGCGGACAGAGACTTATTGCTTTGAACGATCTTGGCAAAATCAAATATATCCCTTATGAAGATAACGAGATAAAATAATGTTAAAAAAAATATTTGTGATCATGATCTTTTCGTTTTTCTTCGGCTGCTCCGCAGTCACTTTCCAGGATTGCGAAAAGATGATTGATCAAGACAGATTGGTCTCTGCTAACACTGACAGCTTGACGGTTAAGCAGAGCCAAATATTAAAAAAGATTAGAGCCGCAGAGCTCCAGATCGCAAAAATTAAAAATAATCTTTAGGTGAAATTGATGTGGTTGATTAATGGAATAAAATCAATAATTAACTGGTTGACAAATCAAGTGGATTGGGCTAAATCCTTTTTCCAAGAGCCGAGCGGCAAGGGCTCGGTTAAAAGACTCATAATGTTTTTGATTGCCTACGCCTTTTTAAAGTCATATTTGAAGGTAGCGATTGCGACTGAGGTAATCGTTGATATTCCTGACAACTGGGCTTTCTTATTGGCGGGGATAATCGGCCTTGGCATTCTTGATAAATACGTTAGTTGGCAAAAAGATAAAAGCGCGGATAGCAAAGCTTGAAGTTGCTAACTGATATATCGAGCACGTTCACTGGTATTTTCAATATTCTCATTATTGGTGTGATTGTTATTATTGGCGTTCGATTCGGTGCGGACTTCCTGGGCTCAAAAACTTACGAGCCGGAGATCCCAGCCTATCCAGATTCGGTTTGGAATACTCATATCGAGTATCGGGATACAGTGATCTTCATCCCCAGGATTGAGGCGGTGATCGATACTGTGATCATTGATAATACCATGATCCAGGTTGCTTTTGCAGATAGCATTATGATCAAAGATAACAACATTATATCTGTAAGGTATTTCTTTCCACCACTCAATTATTTTCAGGTGGATGCTCATTTGAGCGAGAAAGTTGTATATCAGACTTTGACAATTACCCAATGGAGAGACCCGCCGAAAGAAAGATGGTATAAAAGATTTATCAATCGATTCGGGATCTCTGTTCAATCTGGGGCTGGTGTGGGTTTAATTCACAAAAATTTCGACATTTATCTCGGTATCGGGATTCATTTTAAAATTTAATGGGAAATTCCATGAAAGATTTTTTTTGGAAGTTCGGAAGTCTTTTTATAACGATAGCGACAACATTGATCATACTTGGTTTTTATTTTGGCGTGGCCAGAGGCGAAATCGAGGATAAGGCGGATCGCAGTGAGGTGAAAAATTGGATCACCGAAACAATCGACGCCTATGCAGAGCGGGAGAAAGACCAATATGTAAAAATTGACCAGGTGCCTGGATTGATCGAGACCTTGAATTCAATAAATGAAAAGTTTGCCATCTTCGACAAACGATTAGAGAGAATTGAGGATAAAGTGGTTTATGGCGAAAAGTAAATGGGACATCGGGAAATTCGATCGCAAGGTCAATACCATTACGCGGGCTCGATTGGTAAAGGTGGGGATATTTGTAGAAGGTGAAGCGAAGGATCGCGCGCCTGTTGGCATTTACCCCGGGGCCAGAGTTGGTGGGAATTTAAGAGACAGCATCACTTATGAAGTTATCGGGAATAAGAGCGTGAGAATCGGGTCAAACGTTGAATACGCTCCCTTTGTTGAATTGGGAACTGAGAGAATGGACGCGCAACCGTTTCTTCAACCTGCAGTTTTAGAAAATAAAAGTGCGATTTTAAGACTTTTGGATATACAAAAATAATGGACACTGGATTAAGAACAGCAATATATAATAGGGCGTTAACAATTACGGGCATGGATGCCGATCATGTTTGGCCTGTTAAGATCCCGGAGGAAGATACTGCCGGGGACGTGATCACTTTCGACGAAGATTATCTTTCCATAAAAGAATTAACGCAAACAAGTGATTTTCGCTCTTTTACAGAACAATTTGAAAACAGCTATGTGCAATTCAGAACCTGGGGAAAGCTGATTAGTTCATTGGAAACATTAACAAAAAATCTTCGCACTATATTCGATGATAGTGAGGGGAATTATACGATTGCAAATTATCGAGTGAAGACAGTTGAATTCCAATTCAGTCGAGACATACCAGGCGAAGGCGAAGACGTAATCGGGATATTGACTCAATATAAATTTTTACTAGAGAAAATCTAACAAAGGAGCTTACTATGGCTGGAGAGACTTTTTTCAGAGGTACTTTAACTTATAACGCTATTATCGTCGGTGCGATCGATGTCAGTTTTAAGGAAACCAACACCGAGCACAATGTCACAACTCTTGAAACAGTATGGCCGGAATCAGATTACAAGGCCGGCAGAAGAGTCTATGATGTTTCGTTCACGGTTCTCCATAAAGCGAATACCGCTAATTTGGCGACTCGTTTAATCTTACTGAACGAAGCCGTTTTCACACTCGAAGATGAAACCGGGGCCAGCAATACTTATACTGGCAATCTTACTCTTTACACTTCAGAAGTAAAAAGCGCTCAGGATGGACGGGATGAGATTGCTTATACCGGCAAGTATAATGGCGCGGTTCCAGCAACTAAAGCCGCGGCCTCGGAATAATGGGACGCGAAAGCATTGTTATTAATCTGTCTGGCAAGAAGATCCGTGCCTATAAGCGGAACGCGCTCGATGTGTTCGCTCTTGATGGGATGAAAGAACAAGTCGAATCCTGGAGCGGGTTCATCGTACATGAGCATAATGCGATCATCGTTAGGGATGCTCTCCTAGCTCGTTGGTGCCAGTGGTATCACTGGCCGATAAGGTTTCAGTTGAAACGGAAATATCACAAGCGAAAATTTCTGAAATACCCTCCTCGTGAGATCGCCAAAGCGGCTTACGAGGTTTGCAGATTCGAGGGTGATGATAATTTAACGCTGAAGGTTCTTGCTGGATTAGCCGATGAGGATGAGAAGAAAGAATTCGATAAACAAATCGGCGCTGGAATAAAAAAGACGTCCAATAAAAGTAAAAAAAAAGTGCGGACGAAAAAGCTAGAAGGCCCGGTCGATTAAGATCCCGGTTCTTGATAGCTCACTTTCTTAATATTTCGATCGACCGGGTGGAGTTGTTACCAATAGATACTTACTTCGATTATCTGAACGAAGCGATCGATTTAATAAACATGTATCGAGGCGCTGAATATAAATTGAGCGATTCGAAAGACAGGCGCGAGAGCAAACGTCAATTCATAAAATGGCTGGACTCACAAGGGATCTAAAAAATGGCTGGTGAAAAATTAGGTGAAACATATGTTGAGATATTAACCAGGCAAGATAAAATGATTGCTCAGTTGAATACCCTTCAAACAACCGTGGACAAAAAAGCCGGGAAAATGGCAAAGAGTTTCGAAGGTATGTTTAAAAAGGTCGGGAGGTTCGTCGCCGCGGCCGGTCTCGGTATGCTTCTTAAAAACATGGTTCAAACAGCCGCACAAGCCGAGGGCGTGAAGGCCGCATTCGATCGTTTGGGTCAAGCCGATCTTTTGGCCAATCTCAGAAAAGCTACACGTGGCACGGTGGATGATCTTACTTTAATGAAAACCTCAATGCGTGCCAGCAACTTTAAAATCCCTCTTGGTGAATTAGCAACGATGCTTGAGTTTGCTCAAAAACGTGCTTCACAAACAGGTGAGTCAGTTGATTATTTAGTGAATTCAATCGTTGATGGTATTGGTAGAAAATCAACTCTCGTTCTTGATAACCTTGGGATCTCTGCTACTGAACTACAACAAGAAGTGAAAAGAGTGGGTGACTTCGGGCAAGCAACTGGAAATATCGTTCGCCGCGAACTTGCGAAGATGGGTGATGTTGCTTTGACCTCCGCAGATAGAATCGGAAAAATAAAAACAACATTTGAGAATCTGAAAACCACATTGGGATCATCATTCTTGCCGGTCGTCGAACGAGTGTATGAAGTATTCGAAGGATTCACGGGACAATTAGAGGATGCTTCTGAAAAATTAAGTGTGTTTGATGGGGTGGCAAATGTTGTGGGTACTGGTCTAATCGTTATAATGACTGCTTTGCAGCAAATTGGAACTCTTCTCGGAACCGTTGCGGCCGCTTTAGTGAAATTCTGGAGTGGTGATTTTGGGGGTGCTTGGGAAGCCGCAAAAATAGGAAGTGGAGAATTAGTAGAAAATTTTAAGATCGCCGGTGATGAAGTTTATAACATGTGGAAAGATCTTGGGAACAAAATTAAAAATGAACCCATCGTTCCAAAAGTATCTGGCGGCGGGGGTGGCGTTCCTGGAGGTCCAACCGAAGAAGAGATAAAAAAACTTGCTGATGCAAATGCAAAAGTAATGGATGATTTGAAATTCCAAACAGATGGATATTATAAATTCCGGATCGATATGATCAATAAAGAGGCCGAAGCATTTAAAGCCGCTGGTGTCAAAGAAGTCGAGATCGCTAAATGGGTGACCGACCAATTGCGTCAATTACAAGATGAACAATCTGAATTCTTTATCGGCCCGGATGCTGGATTGTGGGATGATTTCGAGACCGATGGATTAGAAGCTTTTGAAAAACTGGCCGAACAGAGCGACCAGATCGCGGATGCTTTTTTAGATTCAGAACTCAAAAGATATGATCGAGAACAAAAGAATATTGCGAGCGCTCATGATGAGCGGATGCAATCTATTATGTCGAT